GTGTCCACAGTTCAAGCGCGGTCGCTTGGGTGTCTCCAAACAATTTATATAAGGGCGGCTTTTCAGCTTTCTTCTGGAGGTAATCCAAATCGCTTGCAGCTTTGGACCACTGCGAAATTACGCCAGACATCTCAGAAATGCCCTTGCCAATTTCAACGGCTTTTTTTATTCCAGTGTACGCGGCACTGGCCGCAGCCATCGCGCTGATTGGATCAATCATGTCAACGCTCCATTAAGCGGTCAATTTTTTCCTCAATACGGTCAAACTTATTCATGATCTGCAAAAGAACCTGATTGCTGTCGGCCTTGCTAACATAGTCACGACCAAGCTCTTCGCGTGTTTTGTTCAACAGAATGGTAACGCGCCCTAGTTCCTCACGCTGTGACTTAGCCCACCATATGATGAAACCAAAACCAGCCGTTAAACCAACATTCCAGAGCGCGGCCATTTCCATTTAGCTTACAACTTCTGCGTCTTCGGGCTCAGTTGCCAAAGACGTGGTCAGCGCGTTCATAAACGCCATACGTCCCATTTTCAACTGATCAATGTTAAAATTAGCAGAGCCAATCTTGCGATCTAAGTCAGCGACATGGTTAACCATTACCTTCTGAGTGTCGTTTAATTGGTCTTCAGTATAAGATTTATCGTTGATCGTAATGGTGTTTGTTTTTTTCTCAGCCATTGTGATCTCCTTTGGTTGGGGTGGTTAAGTTATTCAGCAGCCCACGGCATTCCCGTAGAGTTAACTTGGGCAGCTATATTATTAGTAATGTTAGACGTTATAAGAGCTTCATTGTATGCACTTACACCGCCAGCCTTGCACCAAGCTAATACGTCTACCTCAGTTAAGTCTGAGTATGCTGTAAAGTCTGATGCAGTGTGGTCAGGTGTAGCCTGTTCTCCATCAGAGTTTGTGTGCAAATATGACCCTGACCGACTGTGGATTACATTAGTGTCAGCATCTACGCCACTGCAAGACCACTCAACTTTATATACTGCACCTGTTGCAGTGACTTTGTGCATGTCCTTGACGGACCATGTAAATGTAATTGCCATGTCTTATCCTTCCAGTGTCGTTATACGAGCCAAGGCTGCGTCTAATGCTGTTGATAGTTCTTGTACTGCTTTAATCAAAGCGTAGTTAAGGTCGCTAGGAGTTACAATTTTAGTGCCATCAGCTAAGTCCTGAACATCACTAGGGAATATTGCTTCTATTTCTTGAGCTATAACACCTGTCTTAGTACCTGATTTGCTAATAACATTTAAACCATTGCCATCATTTAATGCCTTAACGTCATCGTCTAATTCGTCAAAGGTACGATACTCAAAGTTTCTTACTTTAACTTGGTTTATTTTAGATAGGCCTACAGAGCTATCTGCAATGTTTTTCTTTATGCGTCTATCTGAAGTCTGCGCCCAAGCAGTAGCATTGTCACCATTAATACAAGCGCCTGAAGCTGTGCCATGTATCCAAGTTCCATCGTTTCCCGCCGCAGTAGAGGCTCTAGCTATATAAAGTAAATTGTCAGCAGTTGATATTTGATTTACCCCAGCATTATACCCAAGACACACGTTAGCATCTCCAGTAGTTACTGTCGAACCAGATGCTACTCCTAAAAAAGTATTATTTTGGGCAGTGCCTTGAAGAAGCGTGCCCGCATTTTTACCAACAGCCGTGTTATTATTACCTGTAAGTTTTGCACCTGTAACACCTGCACCTGCATTATGTCCGATAAAGGTAGATTCGTCTGCTACCGTTGCAAATAAACCTGCACTGTTACCAACTGCCACGTTTTGCAGGCCTGTGAGGTTTGAGGTTAAAGCGTTAAATCCGATTGCTATGTTATTTTGACCTCCATTTTGCAAGTTCAATGCGGCAGAGCCAATAGCGATACTTTCGAAGCCAGACGTTTCTAGTGTTAAAGCGTTAAGTCCAATCGCTATGTTGTTGTGACCAGTATTAAGAGCATCTCCAGCGAAAGCCCCTACTACAGTGTTTCTGTAGCCCGTTGTAAGAGCTGTTCCAGCGTTGTTGCCTACAAGTACGTTAAGTGTTCCAGCGGCGGTTCCCCCGACTGCTGCAATGCTATTACCTGCGTTTGCACCAAGGCGTAGGTTGCTGTCAGTCCCCGCTGCTGTGGTTGTGATTAGTGTGCCGCCTGTGTTTGCGATTATAACATCGCCGCTGGAGTTAATTCTGAGGGCTTCTGCAGGAGTCCCAAGCACTGACCCATCATTTGCTGATGCAGCATGTGTGTAAAAAAGCAAGTCTGCGGGACTTGTATTGCTATAACCTGCGGATGCTAGTGCTTCAATCCGTGCAACTCCACCAGTGGCGTTTGTGCTGCTGCTTCTATCCGAAGCAAAAAAGTTTATTCTTCCAAAGACTGTATTAGCATTAACATCAGGTGGGTTTTGAGAGTTTCCAAGAGTTAAAACAGCCCCTCCATTATCTTCAATGTGGACTGTTGATAATGGCGTAGCAATGCCAATCCCAATGTTGCCAGTATCTTGTTTGATAATTAAAACATCTCCAAGCCCATCATCTTTTATAACAAAATGACCTGTACTACTGTCCCTGCGAATATCCCAGTAACTTGAGCCGCTGTTAGATGACAGTCTTGCGCTATCCATTGTGGCTATGCCGTTAACTTCAAGCGGGGTGCTTGGCGTAGCAATGCCAATCCCAACACGATCTTCCTCACCATCAACAAACAGCATATTAGCGTTGCCATCTGATTTAACAATGAAGTTTATGTTCCTACCTGTATTGTTAAATACTAGCTTAGGATCATTACCTGACCCCGCCGTGCTCGTGTACTCAAAAAGACTAGAATCAGCGCCAGCAACTAAACCACCAATCACAAATCTAACATCTTCCTCGTTAGCAGTTGCATCTAGTATTTCTGAAAACAAGTATAAATATTGATGTTTCTGATCGCTTGTATTCTCTCCGAAAAAGTTTATCTGCCCAATATTGTCACCATCAATAGCAGCCCCAGAGTTCCGATACAGGTCAAGAACTGGTCCAGACAACTCATCAGTGTCAGTGGAAATTAAAGTTAATTGAGCGCCATTATCATTTCTTGTAATTGTTGAGCCAGCATTACTAGCAAACCCACCATTAAAAACAGTCGCAGCCGTGGTGGTCAGGACGCCTGTTACTAGGGCAGCACTGTTGACAGAAAGCCCCGCCGCACCGCCAAGAATTAAATCATCTGCACTTGCATCCCATTGCATAAAAGCTGACGCAGTAGCTCCAAAGAACTTAACGTCATATCCTGTGTCATCAACACCCACAGATAGTGTGTTATCAATCTGCACAGCACCTGAGACATTTAGGTCAACAACAGACAAAGAGGCAAAGGCGTCAAGAACAATTGAGCCAGAACCGCTACCAGATAGAATGACAGCCTTAGTGTCTCCATTAGGAATAGTTACCGCAGCGCCCGATCCAGACCCTTGCTTGATTGTAATACTTTCACCGCCAGTGGTCGCGTTTTCAATAAACATCAAACGATTAATTGTGTCTGGGTCAATTGTTAGTTGGCGCGTTGCAGTTAAACCGCCAGAAACGGTTGATGTAACCTTAAAGTACATGGCCCGTGCTGGGTCAGACGCACCGGGCGCTACAGTAGTGGTTTTATTTGCATCTGTATTAAAAGGTGCCTCTGTGGCAAAGCCTAGACCTTCACCAATCAATTCTAAGTTAAGGTTCGTAACGGTGCCCCACGACCCACTCTGATCTCCAGTCGCCATCTCATTAAGCGCGAGATTATTTACAAAGGTACTAGTCATATCAATCGATCCTTATTAAAGCGGTGTCTTTGGTCTGAGCAGGAAATACGATGGAAAAGGTGCCACCAGCTACGGTAAAATCACCACCAAAATCTAAAACTGCAATTGCTAAGTTGCTCTCAGTGTCATTGTAAATCAGTGCGCCACGCGCCGTGAATGTGGCGCTTGTCCACGCAGGGTTGTTAGCAGTAGGGACTGAAAAACATCCACTAGTGCTGTTGTTTACAACAGAGGGGTTTACCAATGCTTCCCCACCAGTGGTGTAGCCGTTGCCATTAGCAACCTCGTTGCCGGTTATATATACGGTTGTTCCCGCACCTAATGATGCTGAATTTGTATAAAGGGCAATTCTAAGTGTGTCGCCGGCGAGATCATGCAGCCCACGCATTACATCTCGTTTGAATTGTGTACACATCGCTTGTGTAATAGCCATTATAGACCTCCATTATATTCTGCTGCGTAATCGCGTTGCATCTCTTGTACAAACAATTGCAGTGCTTCGTCAAATTGTGTCTTGTAAAGAGCCAATGTTTCTCCAGCTTTGAGAAACGCTGATGCCTCGTATAAACACGCGGATAGTAACAGATTTTCTGCGTTGTCGCCAACCCAGTTGGTGGTGTTAGCAGCACTTAGCCCAGTTTCAGGTGCAATAAAGTCCACTAAGTATGGATCAGTAGCATTTGGCGTTGGGGCAATTGTGATCGTAGTACCAGCCGTAGCGGATGACTTTGTACTGTAAAACCTTGGCGTGGCTTGTAGTGTGGCGTTGGGCCAGAAGTCCCGCAGGTACGAATCTATTCTGTGATCTAGGTACGCCGTAACATTTGAACTTATTACCGACACCTGCCTGATCATCCGCGCAGTTGGCACGACATA